CGCACCATTTACCTGTTTGTTCATAACGAGAATCTAAATAAGCTGCCATAGATTTCTTAACTACTAATCCTACGCAATTCTTATATTGTTGTTCATCATGCACTATATCCGGCATATAAAGACCATTCTTCATTTTTGGTTCTGTATATAAACGAACTACTATTGTCCAACCTTGGGGTTTAATATTATCAAACTTTGCTATTTCTTCATCCATAGAGAAATTTACAAAATCAATTCCCAGATCTTCTTGAATCTCAGCTTTACTCATGATCACTCCTCTTAAATACTTCTCTACATATTTCTATTGAATCATTAATTCCTTTAAGTCTACCGGTTAAATAACGATATGACTCAAAGTCTTCAATTTGATTTTGTAAAATCAACATTTCTATATCTTCTTTATGAGATTTTAATTTTTCTAATAACCGTTCATAAAGCATTACATATTCTTCTTATACGATTCTTTTTTTTGGCCTGTAGTTACTTGTTTACCTACGGAACCCTCTATAGGCTTACCTTCCATAGTGGCCACTCCCTTTCTTACTTTAGCCGCACCCCCTGCTGCAAATTTTTGAGGCCCTTTGCAATCTTTTTTCATATCCCCACCTTTTTTCATATGTTCCATTTTCTCATAAGATTTAGATTCTTTCATCTCATGCTTTTCATGGTCTTTTACATGTCCCCCTTCTTTATAAGGTCTCATTCTAGTTTTATCCGCACAAGACTTTGAATAATAAACATCCTTTGCAGATCCTGGATGATCTAGTAACTTCTCAGCTTTAGCTCGCATAGAATCATGTTTACCTTGATATCCAGCTTTCATGTTTTTAGTAATTTTCATTAGAGACTCCTTGTTTAATTAACTCTGTTTCTGATTTTAACTTAGCTATATCTTCCTCTGATTCTATTTTGGCTTTCTCTTTCTCAAAATCCAACTGAGCTTTGAATATATCTGTTTCTGCTTTCAGGTTTGCTATTCTCTCTTTTGCTGCGGTATCGGCTTCTTTTTGTTGAATATCAGCCATTAATAAAGCATTAGGGTCAACCGGTGCTGCTTGTTGTTCTTGCATAGCACCTGATTCTTCCAATGCACCAGCAATAGCCATAGCAATAGCATTTTGCACTTCCGGATCCTGTATTTCTTCAAGAGGAGGTAATTCCTGACCTAACATCTGTTGCATTTCAATTAAATAAGCAAAAGCATCATGCTCTTTAATATGAGCCATTAATACTGGTTGCAGATCTGGATTCTGCTGCGCAAAAAGACCATGAGTTAATTTATGCGCAGCATGTTCTTGCCACATCGCAGCTTTAAGAGGCATTCCTTTCATTGCATTAACATTTTCACTAATAGGATCTAACGGTAAAACTTGTTCTTGCTGTTCTTTCTCATCTGGTTTTAATAGCCTATCTATGTCCTTCTCATCTAATCCTTGAGCTTGATAATTTAATTTAAATACTTCTCTCATATCATGAAGATCGGGTGCTTGCATTGCTAACTGCATCATAGCTTGAGCTTTCATAATACGTTGAACAGTTGAATTGGTAGCAGGATCAGAAATAGGAATAATTTGTATTTCTTCCGTGAAATCAGAAGGTTCCCTTAAGAATCTATCAATTAATTGTAATTCATTACTTAAAGAATAATGAATAGAACGCAATACTGTAGACTGAATACGATTATTTGTCTCAAGAAAAGCCATTGCAGTCCCAGTCGGGATATCCTCTCTGGATTCAAGCATTCCCATTTCACTTGTCGAACCAAGCTCTTTAGTTTGATTCATAAGTTCAATGCGCAACTCTCGCAAAGTCTGAGAAGGTTCTGAATAAGGTAATGGCATAAAAGCCTCTTGAAGAGGAATACCACCAGTATTAACTTCTACAAATTGCCCAGGGCCGACTACTAAATCATTCTCTTGTTGTTTAAGCCCTTTTTGTCTAAGACCACCAGGAAGATTCTTGAATTTACCTGCATCTATCAATTCCCTAAGTATTGTAGTTAGGCTAATTGCATTTGCACCAATAAGTTGAGCAAGTCCAAGACCATTAATACCAAATCCTGGTAAATAATTATAGTGAACAAAATAATTTATTCGTTTCTTTTCAGGATCGTTTTCTTCCCAATTTCTTCTAACTGATAATATTTCCTTTGAATTTTCATCAATTGTTACAATGTAAGGAAGAGGAATACTATCATTAGTATTATTTCCTTCATTAACAAAATCATCTAAATTTAAATAACTATGAACTTCATAAATAGAGAATAAAGAACGTTTAATATAAGCATTTAAATTGATTTCTTCTCTATTCTTATTAATATTTTTAGTCAAACTGTCACTATCGGTATTTTCTAATGACTTTAAATAAGGAAGTTCAACATCCCTATAAACACCGTTTTGTTGATTTAAAAGAATCTCACGTTTTGAAAGATGTAATACATGAGTGAGACGATTCGATTCTAGTATCGATGTGCAATCACTATCAATAATAAAATCTTCCGGAATAATAAAACGACTCAAAGGACGATTTAAAAGTTTATCATAATAAACTTTTCTAACTGCACTCCCATAAAACCCTAAATAAATTAAAAACCTTTCATAATCAGAGTAATAAGCTTTATCTACGATTGTAAGGTAGTTATTTAAATTATCTCTGATTCTCTCACCCTCTTTTTCTAATTCCTCGTTACTTACACCGTTTATTTTAAATCCAGCAGGGCCTGATTGCGGTAACAGCTCAGCACGTGAGGTTGCATAGAATCTAATATGAGCAGTAGCAAGAGTAGTATCAAAAGTTCTAGTTGCCATTTTAAAAGGAACATCAACTAAATCTTCAAGAGAATAACCTAGATATGGTTTAGCTTTCTCTATAGCATCCAACCAAGGTTTACGTGCATTGATATCTTGTTCTATTGAATCAAGAAGAAAGCTAGAAAGCTTTTTTAAAGCCTCTTCTTTTAAATAGTTATCAGCTAAGTTATCATAAAAAGAGCCGTCTGTTTCTTCTTGAACTTCTGGCCCAATTTCATAAACACTAGACCCGTCTTCGAGATCTTGGGTTTTCCTGATATCATTATCAATAGTTTTCATTATAATGAATTTAATATATTTTAATAGATTATATACTAAAATGACAAAAACACTCGAAAATTTTATAAAGAAGCTTAAGAAATTAGAAAATTATTTCATCTTACGAGAAGAGAGTGAATATTTTATACTTGGAACTGAAATAATAATTAAAGAACATAAAGAAATGTTAGGAAATGTATTTCAACCATTTAGTAAAAATATTGAAAGAAAACTCCCTGTATTTTTCTTGCTTAATATTGATAAACCTCACGCATATGAAATAAATAAACAATTCGCTAAGAATGATTTACCTATATTAAATTGGGACTTAAAAACAAATAATAAAGACATTCAATCAATATTAGATCAATTTGTTAAGAATTGGATATGAAAATATCAGTAAACTTTAATATTTTTCTTTGTAATCTTACTTTCTCGTTCATCTCTTGGGTTTAATAAAAACAACCCACTCTTTAATTTAAGCAATGCTTGAGCCATAGTATCAACTAAATCCCTACTTTCTGCATTAGGAAAGTAGGCAATGGCTTCTATGAATTCATCCGCAAAAGGTAATAAGCGATCATAATTAGGAGGGTTAGCTGGAAGCCAAACAAGCCCCCCTTCAATCAATGGAGTAACTAATCTAACTCTTTGTATCTTATCACCATACTTGTTCGGAACAAATGGAGTACATACAATTCCTGCTCTATTTAAATCTTGTATTAAAGGATCACCTGAGGCTTTAGCCTCAATAAGACACATATCAATTGGCCTACCTTTAAACTTAGGATTTCTTTCTTTTCCCGTATCGCGATAATCAAAATATAATCGTTTTACCATCTCTCTAAGCTCAGGATATTCAACTCTCCCTCTCCACATTGAAAGTAAAATTACATTTTCTATATAATTATGATCGTAAAATACTCCCCATGTAGTACATGCAGAATAAGCAGAAAGTTCTTTAGCTGTTAATGCTGTGTCCCAAGATTGTAATACAAATTCAATTTGAGGCGGAGTAGTATCTTTCCACCATTGGAACCAAGCTTTCTTAATGATTCCACCCGCTTCAGGTGAAGGTCTTTGCTGGTATTGGCCTGCATAACCATATGAACCTAGTTCTTGTTTGTATTTATTAATCTCCTTCTTAGAAAATCTTTCCTCACAAAGTAACTGCCCTTCTTTTACTCTTGGATCTTCCCATATCTCATTGTCAGTAGTAGGAAGAACAATTGTAAATGCCTTTCTTTTCTCTTCAAATTCCATAGGAAGAATAAGTTTAACCCATTCTTTGTCAATATCGTTACCTAATAAATGTCCTGATATGTCTTTCTCATGGATTCTTTGTTGAACCACAATACGAATATCGTTTTTTGGATTATTTAACCGTGTAGACCATACTTGATCCCACCATGAATTAGCAGTGAGCCTCTTTGCTTCTGACGCACCTTCTTGTGCAGAATTAGGATCATCTGCCACTAAACAACTAGCTCCACGTCCCGTGCTTGTACCGCCCACAGAGCTAGAAATACGATAACCCCCTTTGTTGTTTTCAAAATACCCCTTAGCATTTTGATCTTTACTGAGAGTATATCTATCTACCCAATGTTTACGATACCAATCCGATTCTATTAAACGTCTACATTTTAACGAATGTTCCAATCCTAAATTTGCAGCATAAGAAGCGTACATAAATTTTTCTTCTGGATTATGAAGCCAAACCCAGGCAGGAAATGCTACTGAAATTAAAAAAGTTTTCCCTGTGCGAGGTGGAACATTTATTAACAAATTCTTAATATCTCTATAAAAACAAGCTTCTAAATGCTCGCAAATAGCTTGTATATGCCAACTATCTATAAAGACAGTTTTTCCTTCTACAATAGGCCACGCTTGTTTGATAAATTCGTATAAAGATAGTTCAGCTTTTAAGATATTCTGCTGGAATTCCAATTCTTCTATATAAGTTAATAATTGTTTATCCATTCACAAATCAAATCTAATTCCTATAGAAAAATGATGCCCTTTATATCTATTTCTTTTAGATAATTTTTCTTTATCTTCCATTCTATATTTTGTTTTACCAAAATCCTTCCAACTATAACTTAACTCAAAATGAATATCAGAACTAAGGTCAATACTTGTCCCTATCATTAAAGAATGAACAAAGTTAGTAGTTAATTTACTTGTAAGACTATCAATAATTAAAGGAAAAGTATAAATTTGCTCATTTATAAAACAATTACCTGCGATTAAATAGGTTACTTTTTCTTTAAATCTTACAATTCCAATACCACCACCTATAAAAACCTTATAATTATCTTTATTTATAATATCTATATAATTATTAAACATTAGAGATCGTCCATACGCTTTACGCTTAATAGTTTTAGCTCCAACAATATTGGCATCTGGTAACACATCCTCATAATTAGTAAATTCATTATGGAAGTGGAAAGTTAATGGATCAGCCATTATATCTATTCTATAAATATTATTAACATAATAACCTAAGCCAATCCCTACTGTGGGTGATATATTAGATTCCTGATTAAATTCTTTGATGTTATTAATTTTACTAGCAGAAACAATAGCTTTTAGATAAAACTTATTATCTTTTGCAAAAGAAATAGAAGGAATTAAAATCAATAAAAAGGCTAATGATTTAAACATAAGAATAGTATAATGAATTATAATATTCACTCATTATACCATAATTCAGCAACTATTATCAGGAACTATTACAAAACCAGAAGAAATAGAATCAACCCCTAAAACTACAACACTCTCTTGTAAAGGATCATTGGTGTCAGAAATAGGGGGGGGAACTGACAGTTGAGTTAAAAATACAAGAGAAGCGTGGTATTTTATAATCTCTTGTTCTAATTTATGCGCTTCTTCTTGTGCAACTTGCCTGTCTTTAGCTATTTTCTCTTGTTCTATTCTTAATAACTCACGTTCAGATGCTACTTTTTCTTGGTCCATTATTAATAACTCACGAGATATGTTAGTTTCACCAGTTACTCTCTCTAATTCTTCATTTTTTTCTCTAATTTTTTCGTCTACAGATTTTTTATGCTCCATATAATTTTTATAATTTTGAACTATTTTCTCTTGTTCAAGTTTTACGCTTTCTTTTAAGAATTCTATTTTCTTTTGCTCTTCAGCTATCTTCTCACATTCTTCGGCTATTTTCTTTTGCTCAAGAATCAAAACTTCTTGCTCTCTAGCCAATTTTTCTTTAAATAACTTCTCTTGCTCTTTTGCTAATTCTTCTTGTTCTAATCTCAGTTGCTCCTTTTCTTGACGAATTCTAGCATTAAGCTCTTCTTCAGCTTTTTTTTCCATTTCAATACGTTCTTTCGCTATCCTCAAAACTTCTCGCTCCATAACTAATCTTTCTTGTTCTATTTGCAAAGCATTTGAAGGAACATAGGTTTGTTGCATTACTTGTGGTATAGATTGGACTACAACAACTGGTTGTGTAGCAACTATAGCTGCTTGCTTAGCATAATATGCTTCCTTAGTAGCTTCCCCCTTAGCATGAAACTTTTGAACATAATTACGTAAAAATTCTTTACTCATTTATAAGCCTCTTTTATTAAATCAAGCGAAGGCTCAGAATCTAATATTTGTATATTCAAAGAGTTATTATCACATGGAAATCCAAGGGAATGAGTGAAGTCCTTTTCTCCATAATGTACCACAGTAGCAACTTGATCGCTATTAGTTACTGCACCAAATGAACCTTCTGTAGTACTAGACATCCATACTTTATCGCAATATTGAAAATAACATATCCCCAATAACTTATCTTTATTGTTAGTAATGTTACCGTATGCTATTGATGTTACGATTTGATCTTGGATTACACTAAGGTAATCTGATCTTGTCATACGACTACATCCTATTTCACAAAAAATAATTGGTAAATTGTATTTATTCCAGGCTAAATCAACCCAACCTTGACCGCTACCTTGAGCATTATCATATAAATAATTTGCCTCATTATAAGTATGAGGACAAATGATTAGCCTTTTATTTAAATCCCTCGTAGTATCACTTAATAAAGTTGGCAAAAGTTGATCTAAATACCCAAAACATGGATATTCGCCACTCCAACCAGGGCCACTAGTTGCAAAGCTAATAGGATGTCCAATGAATACTTGCCTGAATTCACTATATAACTGTTCTTCTATATTAACCCATTCTTTAGTATATTTAGCAACATAACCATTTGGGATTTGTGCCTGCTGGTCTGTTTCAGAACCAATAGTAATCCCATAAATTGCTGGATGATAATCTGTTCCAGTAGAATCACCAGTATTACTAAAAGAATTCATTAATCCTCTAATTGACTCATCCATATCAGGAGGAGTACCAAAAGCACCTAAATTATAGTTGGATACAGGAACTAATACTTGAATCCCTAAAGTATGACAATAATCTAAAAACGGAGTATGATTGTTTCTTGAATCCCAATCATATAGTCTAATTAGATTAACTCCTAGATCACTTAAGTTTTTTAAATCATTACGACCTGTAAATACTTTTCCAGCATCTGGCCCATCGACGGGCGAAAAAGAATCTCCCCATAATGGTTTAATATTATAAGTGGCTACATCACTCCCATACCATATACAAGTATTGTTAGCATTAGAAGGATCATACCCATATGGAAATGGTGCATAGCACATACCTTTTAGAAACTTACTCATTTCATCCTCATTATTCTGCAAATAGAGCTTTTATAAAATCATTCAATTCTTCGTATTCTATTGAAAGATCGGTATATCGAATATCTCCAGTAAATACATACTTTAAGACATCATAATTAACGGAAGTATTATAACTTGTTATATAATCATAATTATGCTCGAACTTAAATTGATATTTGATCAAATTATTATCATCACGATATTCTAATAATAATACATTTTCATTTATGTGAATAAGAGGCATATCGGGTTGTATAAAAGGGAAACTTGGTTTTTTCTTCCCATATAGTCTAATTTTATTTTTATAGATATGATCAAGAAAAGATGCAGTTTTATAAATATCTATTTCTGAAGTAGGGCTTTTTTCTGTTTCTTCAAAATCCCCCATTACCAGTTCTGCTACATCTTTTTGCCAAGAATTCAAATCACGCGTCACAAGTTTTCGAACATAATCAATTTTATATTCTTCATATAATCCTATTGCTGTAGTTAATGAGATATATTGAGTCTTCATTTATCCTCTTCTGATTTCGCATAATCAATTATCTTTTGTATCTTATCTATTTTCTCAAGTAAGGATTCTCTGGTCTCTCTTATCGTACTGCTTTGATTATCAATAGTCTCATTGGCTTTAATATTAGCCTTAGTCATGGCTAAATTAGCTACTTGACTTGCTTCTTGTGCAGTTATTTCTCCATTCTCTAACCCAATTAAAACAGAATCTACAATACTTGAAGGTGTTTTGTCCTCAGATAATGTAAACTTTGATTTACCATAACCAAATCTATTACGCATAATAATTGACCAATAGGGAAAATTAAAATCTGGGTTTCTTAGTGGGTAAGCTTCCCATTTTCTTGCCGCTATACTTATAGCAATATCATACGCTTCTTTGAATTCTTGATGTACTTTTAGCCATGAAAAAAATGTATTCTTACTAATTAATGCTTCCGCACAGAAAGCTGCTACCCCTTCCCCATTACCAAAAATATCAAGAAGCAATTTAATATGTTTTTCTTCCTTATATTTCGTTGGTTGACCCGAAGTAATATGTTTTACAAAATCATCACCAGTTATCATTAATACTCCTATAACTCTTTTTGAGTCATGTTATCATCTAAAATAGCCTTTTTTCCTGTCTCTTTTTCCCACCGTTGAATTATAATATCTATATAAGCTGGTGATAATTCCATCATATAACAATTTCTCTTTGATTTCTCACAAGCGATCAACGTAGTTCCTGAACCACCAAATGGATCATATACTCCCTCTCCAGGAGCTGAGTTATTAAGAATTGGTCTCAACATGCATTCCAAAGGCTTTTGAGTCCCGTGGCCAGTTTGCTCTTCTTTATTAATATTAAGAGCATTATTGTTATCTATAAACCAAACTGTAGCTTGATCTTTTTTTTCTTGCCAATTATGTTTCTTTCCTTTTCTTACTGCATACCACAAAGGTTCATGTTGATTATGGTAATCTCCTCTCCCAAATACAAAATGCTGCTTACTCCACATAATAAGATTTACTAAATCAAAACCACAGTTTTCAATATTTTCAGCAAATTTATGAGTATATTTAGCAGCATGCCAGACATAAATTATATCACCAGCAAATAAAGAATAAGCTTCTGACCAGTCGTACCTATCATCATTTAGGACTTTACCAGTATTTTTAGCTACTCCATGCGCATCACCGATATTATTTCTCCACTCTGGCTGATAACTCACGCCATAAGGCGGATCGGTTACCATTAATATAGGATTTGCCCCATTCAACAATCTTTCTACATGCTCGGGATTGGTACTATCTCCACACATCAACCTATGCTCACCCAAAATATAGATATCACCCTCTATACTCTTAGGCTCTTTAGGTAAGTCTAGCGCAGATTCGTTCTCCGATTCTTCTAATAAGGCGCTATCTCCAAATCCGATTAGCCAATCTTCTGGCATACCAAAATTTATAAGAGTATCAGCATTAAATCTCAAAGATAGTATATCAAAATCGTATTCGCCAAATGGAAGATTATCTCTTATATTTATGCGATCTAGTTCTTCAGGAGTTAACGGACGTTCTGGGATCAATACATCTATTTTATCTTTTTCGGACATACCTGCTTGTAATAAAGCTTTCTTACGTTGATGGCCACCAATAATAGTATAATCACTATTTACTACTATTCTTTGATGATATCCGTCTTCTTTAATTGAATTAACTAATTTGGAGAACTCTTTTTTATCTATTTTACGAGGATTATGTTCATAGTCTTTAAGTTCGGATATCTGTATTGATTTTGACTGCCATTTTAACATTATTAACACTATTTCATTATATATTAATTTTATCTTTGTTGATTATACATTAATAATACAACTATATTAACACTTTAATTATAAATCAATTTTCTAATGGAAAAATACGAGATTCTATTAATAGTTCTAGCAGTAAGTTTCTTTAACGTAGCATTTAGAATAGTTATTGAAGAGCTCACTATTAACAAAATATTAAACGTTAAAAAAATAGCAATAATATTTTCCAGTAAAAATTCTCTCATTTATTGGGCGCGTGCAAAAGAAAAAATATTATATTATTATCATTATCGATTGGAAGATCTCCCATTAGACCGTTCATAATATTGTAATAACCCATTTGGATTTTTTCTATCTAATTCTCTAAAATGAATTAAAGCGAAATAAAATCCTATGGCAAAAGGCATTCCAAAAACCAACATCATATAATTACCTAAATAACCTTCTACTGCTAATAAAACAAAGCTTGTTAATACCGCAACTAAGCCTCTAGCAAAAGCAAACCCAATCGTTCCAATCATAAATCGTTTGTGAATAGGAATGTTCTTATGCTTTAAAGGTAATATTGAAACATCCGAAATAAAGAAGAAACACCATAAAGACTGAATACCTATTAACATTTCTTTACTGTTAAAATAAGTTAATATAATAGGCGAAGCTAATAACAAAAGAATACCACCCCAGATTCTACCTATCGCTATCTTTAAAGGATTACAATACAAAAACAATGTAGTAGCCAACATTACGTATAAGATATGAAAATAAGTAGCATTTAGATTTCTTGCTACTATATCAGCATCACTATATCCAAACTGATTTTTAAATATATTATTAATTCCAACCACACTAATAAATAACATAGCTGGTTGTATAGCTTCAATAAAAAACAAAGAAACATAAGTCTTTAACGATATTTTTTCATCATAACTTATGATATCACTCGATCTAGCAACTTTAGACTTTAAAAAGTCCGAGGTTTCATTTAAGGATCTTCTAGCAAAATAGCCGCATAAAAAAATTAACAATCCCCCTAAAAATAAATATCTCCAATCAAAGAATCCAGCGAGTGAAAATTTAATTCCATAAAGAGCAACTACACATGACACAGAACACATAAGCAATAACAATGACACTCCTATAAAGACTTTTCTACCTTCCAAATACTCTGTTAAATAAATTTCCCCCCCTACTATTTCTCCCATTGTACTAATCCCTTGTAAAGCTCTAAGTAAAGTAATCAATACACTAGCCAAAATCCCTATAGAATCATAAGAAGGTAAGAAGAATATCCCTAAACAAGATATCCCCATTAATAAAAAAGTAATATTTACAACAATTTTTCGTCCAAATTTATCTCCTATATATCCAAAAAGTATAGCAGCAAAAGGCCTAAATATATATGAAGTACAAAAAGCAAAAGAAGTAAGAAGTGCAGCACTACGTTCATCTGAAGCAGCAAAAAAAACTTTATTTAAACTTGCTGCAAAATGAAAATATAAATAGAAATCAAAATACTCCAAGAAGGTTCCGATGGAGAGAATACCAATTGTTTCTTTTTCCTTTTTTGTAAAATAAGTCATTAATAATCCCCATACGTTTTAAGACGGGTTAATGGTGACTTTCCTTTACATTTTAAATTAATTTCTTCTTCTAGAATTCTTTCCCTATATTTTAAAAACCTATCTCTAACTGCCGCGGGATCTAATCCAGCTAATGCACACACATACTGAAACGTATCACGACGATTGTCACTAAACCAATTTAAAGCTTGCTGTTGTTGTATTTTATTAACACCTTTTCCCATAGCATCTTTTACAACCAACTCAATAACCGCATGCCATAAAGCAGTTTCTCCTCTACTCATAGCCGTATTTGATCTTTTAAAGCAGTAATTTCTTTCATTAATTCAACTTTTTCACGATTTAAACTTTTCTCTTCAAGATATATTGTTTCTATCCGATACATCTTTTCTCCCAATAAGGTAGTTATTTCGCTACGAGAAAGAGCCGGTTTCTCTCCTAACTTCTTACAACTCTCTACGAGATTAGCTAAAGATTTAATCTTTGTCATAATTTATATTCTCTATTTATATTCTCTTCCAAATATTTTTTAACCATCTTCCGCATGATATAGCTTTTAGTACAATTATCGTCAGCCGCTATTATATCTAATCTATCATTCCATTCAGAGGGAATACGGAAATTCACAAGTTTTAAACTTTTTTCTTTAACGTAGCTGGGCAAATTTTTATTCTTATTGGTTAAAAACTATTAAACGATGTTTCTGAATGTCAGTATTTAAATAAGCTAGAACACATCCCGCATTCTATTTTCTCCACAGCTTTATAATATGCTTGAGAAGCCTCTTTTATATCTGTAAAACTTCCTAAATATATAGTAGCTCTCCAAGGTTTTTTTGGAGCATGTTTGTTAAAAGAAAGCCCTCTATGAGGGATTAAAGCTTTAATTTTTCCCTCTTCTTTATTGGTCATTCTGATTTTATTCTTATTCGTTAAAACTATTAAACTATGATACCCACCACGTACAGAGACATGGATAGCACTATACATGGTGGTTTTGCTTAATCAAAGCCTTTGTATTATAATAGATGTTTACGTCAGTGTAAAGCAAAATAATTACAACAATCAAGTGGTTCTTATTAGTGCTAGTGAAAATAAGAACTAAAGATATTATCAATTCAGACGGAAATGAAAATAACTATTCCTTTCATTTAATAATTCCGCAACTCATACATGACGGATTGTATCTGCAATATTAGCTCTCACGTATAAGTTGCTATCTTGAGCATAACACAATTATGCAATATGTAAAGCAAAATAATTACAATATCATGATTTTTTTATATTCTTTACTCTACACCTTGTTCCCCAATATATAATACGCCCAAAATCTTATTTTAAGGTACTTTTTAAAAGGAAATCTAACACTCAAGCTATGGATATACCTAACAACATAAAGTATAACCCTTAAATCCTCTTATTATCATTTTACCTATTTCATGATTTAACATGATTTAATTCTTTGTATAATCGATAGCCTAGAAAATTTTGCGTATTTGCCCCTTAACGACGCTTTATATATTATTATTATTATTATAAATAATAATAATATATAAACAGAGAGGGGGGCAAAGGGAAATATTATATTACGATTAATATAAAAATATTAACTAGAAGCCTTATATAATAAGGAGTTGAAGGCGTTTTTAAATTTTTTGATAGAAAGTGATTTTTGATAGTTTTTAAAAGGAGGACGACCCAACGCTGTATTCCTAGTACCTATAACCTTTTCTTGACTTATCCACAGAGGACGACCCAACGAAAAAACGGCTTTTGGGTCGTCCTCCTCTTAAAATGGTAAAAAACCTTATAAGTACTAGGGGTATAGCGTTGGGTCGTCCTCCTAACGCTAAAGAATATCCTGACTCCAGATTTCAACATTTTCTACTAAATTATAACCGACATCTTTATTCTTAAAATAATCTGGTTTGATCGTAATAAAATCTTCATTTATCAATAACTGCATATTACAAACACTCATATAGTAAACAACTTTTTGACCACTTATTCTCTTTATATTCAACCCATAATTTTCAGGATCTTTAAAAAATCTAATCCATCCATTAGTAGCTAATACGTTTATTCGATCAATTATAGTATTCTTACTTCCTATATTATATTTACCTTCAAAGCGTTCTGCAAAATGGGAAATTCCATAAATGCGACCTTCTTCCGCTTCGTTTGCAATAAGCTCTAATATTTTTTCCTGTTTTCTTGCTCTATCGGCATTATTTTTCTGCTCAGCTTTATAAGCACAAGAATATATTGCATTCCCATGATTAACGAATATACCACCTTCCCTTAAGATTTCTTTATCTCTAATAAAATCTTCTTTAGGGTGCTTATCTCTAACTTCAAAAGACATTCTCAAATTATTTGGTAACTCTTCATTAACACAATATAAAAGAATACCGGTAGTATATAATCCGCGTAAGGCACCTGAGCCGGCTATTGCATTAAATACATCATCTTTTAGTAAATTTTTATCAATTTTCTTAGAATGATGTACCAAAATAATACCTGCATCAGGATTAATAGCTTCACGAAGTCTATTAATTTTCTCCCATAATTCACGCATGCCACTCACAGAGTTTTCATCATTATTTCTTTCCGAGTGATAAAAATTCCGTAAAGGATCTATACAAATAACATCGGGTATATTACTACCGCATCTTTCAAGGGTGAATTTTATCCAAGTTTCCAATCCTTCTTCACTAAAAGGAATTTGAGTTCTATCACTAATAATAAAATTTTCTTTCCAGGAATTATCAGAAATGATAGGTACGCTAATTGCTTCTATACGTTCCTCTATTCGTCTGTCGGTTACTTCTGCCTGCATATAACATATTTTTAATTTACGACTTGGAATAAAATCTAAATATTCAACTCCTGCTGCCATATGCAACAACATAGTTAATATAAAAAAACTCTTTCCAATCTTTGGGGGGCCTGCAAAAACCATTAAGCCTTGAGGGGTTAAAAGACCTTTTTCAATATAATTAATAGGAGGAGGAGATTTATTGTTCTCATATTCTTGTATTGATTTATATTTTATATGTAGCTTTTTTTTAGGACTCTTTTGTTTTCCTTCTTTTGCACAATGGCGTTCCCATAATCTCTTAACATGATAACTTATGGTATCTTCATCCCAAGGTGGATCGAGATAAATTAAATTATGTCCTCGAATTCTTTCCCACATTTCTTCTTGGCTAATACTTCCTTCATGGTACTGTCTTATCAAATGACCCATTATAATGCTTATCGCTTCATAACGAGAAGTTTCGTCTCTATTGCCACTTCTAATTTTTATTGTCTTTAATTGGTCATATGAAAGATTTGTATTAGTAGAAATTAAAGAAGCATGCGCCTTAAGAATCGTACCTGGTAAAGCTGCCATTTCATGAATAATATCCTCAAGTTCAAATAAATGGTATTCAACATCATTAAACTCTAAGATTAAGGCTTCTTTTGGAACATTACCTTTATGATAAATAGTTCCTGCAATTCGTATTGGTTGATGCGCCGAGGCAAAATGTTCATCAGCTCCTACTTTTAACGTTAATACCCTACGACATTCTAATAATCGTTCTAATTCTCTCCCTTCACACGCTTCGGATAATTTCCAATAAATATGAAGTTTCTGCTGCCCTTCTTCGGTAATACCACCAGAACCTACTATCAATGTAGGAATGCCTACTTTATCAACAACATATTGCCTTTTGTGTGCTATATCACCAGAATCAATATCAATACAAATAACCTGCATTTGACAGATATCTACTGCTTTAGCTTGTCCTCGTTCCTTTACCGTACCAGGAATACATAAGCTGCTTCCTTCCGTTGAATCTGCATACTTCGCAAATGCCGTTATATCATTTATTGCGGTCTCGGGATTAGCTTCAATCCACATATTATATGGTTTTAAAGAAGGATTTTTCTCGTTGAATGACCGTAAGGGGATATAATATTGACAATAACTAAAGACGGTATTATAATATATAGATAGATTCTTTTCTATTGTAACCATTATTGTACCTCTCTCTCCCTAGGTTATTTTTAGTTTTTTCGTCATTTCTATTATAACCTAGGGGAAAATTTAGTAAATACTAGTCATATTTTATCTGCAAGCTTTAACAAGCATCCCTGCAAATTGTAACTTCCAACTTGGATTTGCAGGGATAATTTAATTTTTATAACTAGGCTATTCCCTCTAGAATTTCCCAGGTATCATCCAAAACATCAAGATCACTAAATTTAGCTATTTCATCTTTATACGTACTATCTGAGCCCCCTATAAATTTATACAAAACTCCATTTCGTTCATATATATGATTTGAATGAAACCACCACTTACATCTAATTTTGTTACCTTTTTTTGGGTTTGAAGTTTTTTTTAATGAATTGCTTTTTTTTCTTTTTTTTTATAAAAGAATTCCAAAAGCTTTGTTCGATTTCAACACACAAATTCAATTACAACGATGATAAGCCGTCACAAAATGATCGAAGCAAAGGAAGTTCTCGCAATAGCCGCAACGCACAATGCATATTTTAAGGCAGTGGCACTTTGAATTTACGGGGTAGTCTTGGAGGCAGAA